TTGCTTGACGGCTTTACCCCGTCGCTCACAATCTAGTAAGCGAGATTGCTTACTATTTTTTAACTGTAACATCACCCAATGTTACTGTCAATCAAAAGTTATATCGAATTTCCGTTTCTAACTTTGATTTGGATATGCCTGTGTCTTTTGTTTCTAGTTTGCCTTTAAAAGTAAATTTATTTAATTTTATTTTGTAACCTGCTTCGTAACTATGGCCGTTTGTCATTGGTCCTAGTTCAAAGTAAAGGTTGTTTTTAGCCTTGTATCCAAGACGTAGATGTTCTGTGTTCTTGTCAAACTTCCAGTCTTTGTGTTGGTGTTCGTGCTTGTATTCAATATACGGTCCTGCATAGGCTGTAGTCGTTACAATGCACATCACTATTGCTGTGATTATTGCTTTCATTTTTTTTCTCCTTGCTTGATGGCTTTACCCCATCGCTCACAATAAATGAGAACGCCCGTCCTCATTGTTTTTATTTAATATATAAACGATTACAAACAGATTACAGTTGTCCAACATATGAAAACTTTGCATAACGGCAATGCAAAATTAACAGTAGTAATCCTTGCAATATAGTGTTATTGTTATATAAATAGTAGCGAATAGGACAGTGATCCTGTACTATTTAGAGCGTCTTCAGCTCATAAAAAATGAAGGGCATTCCTATGCCATACAAAGGGTGACGCCTAGCAAAGACCAGGGGTACGTGACAGACCTGCTATCACACACACATATACATAAAGGAGAGTCATTGTGACTACATTGATAATGGCGGCCGACACAATCGGTCTGACTGGCTTGGCAAGCTGGTTTAAAAAAATTAAAGCCAAACTCGCTTACAGAGCCCAAGTAAGACAAACAATCAAAGATCTTTCAAGACTAACAGACTATGAGTTAAATGACATAGGTATTGCTCGCGGTGACATCCGCAACATTGCATATGGCGACAGCACTCTTAAACGTTCTGTTAATGATAATTTAAAGGGGTGGGTATAATGGAAGTTGTAGGAAATACACCAGTCAAAATTCGTAACCCTTTACCACTTGTATACAAGTTTTTTACATGTATTATAGTAGGTATGATTGCTATGGGTGAGTCAGCAGGTAGAGCAAGAGCTGCATCTGAACTATCTCGTATGGGATACCATGCAGAAGCAAAACGACTGATGTTGGAGCAAAGAAAATGAGTGATATGATAATGAAATTGAAAGAGAATGAAAATGTATGTAAATTTTGTAATATAATTGAGGGATTGGTACTTGTAACATTTCCACTTGCAGTTCCAATTCTTATTATGTGGGGAGCATCAACATGGTAACACTTACAGCAACCTATTGTGCATTCTGTGATGCAGTCGCAAACTTGTACAAAAACTTCAGAGATACTATCATCCCAAAGATGGACAAGAAAGCATATAGGGAACTACATGCACTTACTGATAGAGAACTAAACGACATGGGTATATGTCGTGGAGATATCAGGAACATCGCTATGGGCAAAGATGTGCCCAGAGATGGGTGGCGACACTAAATAGAACGCTATGTTCTATTGGATTATCAGTTCGCCATTTATATCATTCTTCATCATGCTTGTATGGGCAGCTTTGTTTGGTGATACTATAGTTATTTACCAAGAAAAGAATATGATAGAGGAATATCTGATTATAAATCAAGTGTATATTGCACTGGTTTTATTGATTTATCTGAAGAAATGGGTAACTCCAAACCCTTCCAAAGAATAAAAATCTACNNCAAAAAAATTATAAGTCCTTGTTTTGCAAGGACTTTTTTTTGTACTTTTTTTCATTTTTTGCTTGACATTTGTTATAATAACATGTATAGTATATGTATAGTTAATCAGAAAGGTACTTCAAATGACAAATCAAAACGAAATCGACTTCATCGCTGCCCACGAGGGTGGGATTCAAATGTTCTCTGGTGAAGGTGTTGTTGGGTAT